TATGTTTACAGATGATGAATTACTAGCAAAAGGTTATCAATTGACCGATACAGGATGGGTAAAAATATAATGGCATTATCCGAAACTGTCAAGTCATCATTAAAAGATGCACAAGAAGATTTAAAAAATGCTCTTGCTTATGCAGCTAGGACAGAGAAATCATTTGTAAGTAAAAACATTGCTGATATGATAGCATTAATAGATAACATTATTGATGCAAGTGAAATGATAGAAAAAATAGAAAATCGCAAAGACGGAGATAGCGGTTTCTTTGGTACATTTTTCAATGAGGATTTAAAATAATGAAGTACCATCTGTATGATGAAAACTATTCTCACAAAGGTTCTTTTCAATCAGTACAGGAGTTACGAAATTTTTTATGTGACCGAAAATATGATTTAAGTTGCGATGCAGATTTATCATGTACTTTCGATTACATAAAACACATTAGATGGCATTGGGATATGACCGAACATTAAGTTAACCTTAAAAACCTAAATAGTATTGTAACAAGAGGAACACATTATGAAAACAATAGAAGACCACATCGAGTTCGATAAGCAAAGGATTGAAGACCCAACTGTTTCATCAGCAGCGAGAAGACATTACAAAGATGAACTTCAAGAGTTACAGGAATATGTTGGACATCATAAAGAAGAGATTGCAGCTGGCGACCATCACGACCCAAATGCCTTAGAACTATTTTGCGATTTACACCCTGACGAACCAGAGTGTTTAGTCTATGACGACTAACCTGACATTGTAATCGCAAAGTCAAGTGCTTTTTTCGCACTATCAGATAACCTGATTACCCGACTAGATTTAACAACTTGGAAACCGAGTAAGTCTCCGTCTGGGTTTTCGGGTAGTCCAAATGGAAGAACTAGAAATATACCTGCATTGGCGACACATTTCCAACCAACGTCAACAAAACCTAATTCTCTTAATGCACACTCTAGTTTGAGAGAGTGGCATCCGTCTATTAATTTCATACGGATAACCGAACTATTAATATTTAGTGTGGACATTATACCGAAAGTGTGATATAATATTTGTATGACATCAACAGCATTAAAAGCTTTAACAGCAACGACAGGAACTAGAACTGATTGTTGGAACACCCCACCAGAGTTTGTAGGGGATGTACTAGAATTTTTTGATAACAAACTAGATTTAGACCCCTGTTGTAATGACATCGAGAATCCCAACGTACCCGCTAAAAAACTTTTTGACGAGAAAATGAATGGACTCGCACAAGATTGGGTTGCCGATAGTGTATTCATGAATCATCCATATAGTAATAGTAAAGAGTGGATACCTTATGCAGTATCACAGTATCAACTAGGACACGCAAAAGAATTAGTCTTACTGATTAAGATGGATGTATCGACAAGATGGTGGAAGTCAATATCTACCTATCCATTTTTAGCAATTAATAAAAGATTAAAATTTGGAAATGGAAAAGGTGCAGCTCCATTTCAATCAGCAATAGTTTATCTTGGCACTAGACTTGGTAAGTTTAGACGAATATTCGGTAAATATGGAACCCTTTATATGCCAGTAATAGAAGTGTCACAAGAGAAGTTGAATCCTCTTGCAGATGTGTTATATTAATAGTGGGGAAACAAACCCACCAACATAAGACTTTCAAGGTAACGGATACCCAGAGGAATACGTTTTTAAGTCGAACTTAAGCAGTTGGTCGTGTTTTGTTTCCTCTCGTCAATTTATTTTAGACCCTTATGTCAACCAGAGCAAGAATAGGTATTCAATTACCTGATGATTCAATCCTTTCAGTATATCATCATTTTGATGGATACCCAGAGGGATTAGGTGTTAAACTTGTAGAACACTACAACACTTATGAGAAAGCATCTGAACTCATAGATGGTGGCAATATGAGTAATTGCTATTCTGACAGTAGTTTTAATGTAGAAACAGGAGAGTTCACACCTATCGCTGACCCAAAACCTACTTACTATGGTGGGGATGATGAAGCACCTATATTAAGTAAGAACTTTGATGAGTTCACACGAATAGATTGTTGGCAAGAGTACTCATATATTTTCGTCACAGATAGATGGGTAGGTTATGCAATCAAACAAAACTATGATGAGAATTATGAGGAGATTGTAAGTGTAACAGTTGAGGGGGTAGAAATCCCAAAAAAGCAGACAGTTGAATAAGTGTCACAAGGGGGTGTTCAACCCCCTTTTTTAGTGCTATAATATGTGTATAACAAAGAAACACCCCTATGGAAAAAGTAATCGGACAATCAGTTCAGAAAACAAATCAAATCTTTTTAGAAAGATATGTTGATGACTATTGTAAAGCACTTGATGAGAATTTCAAGCAAGACACAATTAGAAGTTTAGAGCATAATCTACAACGTGACCCAGAGTGTTCTTATTCAGCAGAGCAACTTGTCAAGATTATGCAAGGTAAAGCAAACCTTGACAAATTCAGATACATTGAAGGTAAGAAGTATTACAAAGTAGTCAGAGAAGAGTATGACGAAAGAAATGACAGATGGAGAGATTCAACAGTTCACGCATTTGTGGATAGAAAAACAGGGGAAGTTTACAAACCTGCATCTTGGAAAGCACCCGCAAAACACGTTAGATTCAATTTTTGCGACAAAAAAGATTTATTATTTCTAACTGACCCTAGATGTGTAGGATGGGCGGGTGGATACTTATATCTGAGATAATATGACAAAAATATCACTAAAAGAAAAACTAATCTTTATTGCTTCATTCTTATGGATGCTACATTGGGGAACTAATATAGCAAACCTAATTATTGACACATTCTTGTTAAGAAATGGTGTCAGATTATTACCATTTGGACTATAATTATTACTATATAATCCGTATGTGTTAATATAGGTAAAGAGAGAAGAGAAAAATATTAGTTTAAAGCAAACTACTATCACTCAGACAAATGCAACTCAAACACATTGAACACCCCGAAGATACTATCCTTACTGGAGACTTATCAGCAATTAACTGGTTTACTTTACAGGGAAAGGTATCTCTTAAAATAGATGGTTGCCCTGCTATTGTATGGGGAACTAATCCCGAAAATGAAAAGTTTTTTGTTGGTACAAAATCTGTATTCAACAAAGTCAAGAAGATGATATGTCACTCTCACGAAGAGATTGATATATTATATGCTGAAAAACCAGACTTGGCAAATAAATTACACAAATGTTTTGATAATTTGGTCAGAACAGAGAATATCTATCAGGGAGACTTGATAGGTATTGGTGGCGATGACTACTACCAACCTAACACTATAGGTTATCTATTTCCATACAAGATAGAACACAATATTATCATCGCACCACACACAGAGTATGTCGCTACAGGAGATTCTCTTGTAGATACTCACGCAATACCACTTGACCATATACTTGAGAATGACTTGGACAAAGTATTGTATGTTCAATGTAATGCGATTGCAAAGTTTCAATCATTTGTATATGATAGATGCCAATTTGCAAAACAGATGGCAACTATGGTACAGTTTGTTGATGACAAAAAAGCACAACAAATTAAAAAAACTATTAATCATTGTATCCGTACTGGAATACCAATTACAGATGATGTAGTCAATGCAATTTCACACTCACATAATATTGACCCTAACTTAATGAGACTTTGGAAGTTAGTTAAGTCAATTAAGATGGATGCACTTAAAAGATGTGAACACGATGGATGGTGGACAACATTTGATGATGATGGCGAAATAGATGGCGAGGGTTATGTAATGTGGAACAGGTGGGGTATATACAAATTAGTGAATAGAAATCAATTTAGCAGATTAAATTTCCTAACGAACAATAATTGGGTCAGTTCATAAACTGGCACACATAGTATTGTATTCCATATCAAATAGACTATAATAAGTACATAACTAAGAAACCCTTATGAACTCAGGAACTTCAAGCACAGAACTCAACGATATGCTCACAGACTTTGTGAAATATGTTGATTCATTCTACGGTGTTAATGACCCACTTTACCCTATGATAAATGTGGAGACAAAGCAACCATTATCTAAAATTGACATTCTCGCAGCTACAGAGTTCTACTTATCACAATGTAGTGATGATAGAGTCACAAATTGTGTGTGGGGGGATGGAGACTCACTTGACAGAGAAAGAGTCAGAGATATTCTACTCGAAGAGTACAACTACAAGTTTGTAGGAGAGTAAGATGAAAGTAAAAGAACTAATCAAAACCCTATCAAAATACGATAGGGATGATGATGTGACATTCTACTACTTAAAGAATGACACACTAACCAACTGTCAATTAGAGGACATTGGTTTTTACCCTGATATGGGTGTAGAGTTTACTATTCAAGATACAAGTGAAGTAATGGAGATTGATAATGACTAAAATTAGATGTGAATTTCCACAGACACCACTTAATCTGACTCTCAGAGAAGAGCAGATAAGCACCATACTCTATTGCCTAGAGGGTTACTCACAGGGTAACGATGATTTTGAATTAGTGGAAGAGTTAGACGAAATCTTTGAAGTCTTGGAGACAACTGTTGACAAGTTTTACAATAAGATTGAAAAGGCAAGAGCAAAAAGACCAGAGGAGGAATGGTAATGGCAAAACACACACTTGAGTTAGATGACTTGGAACTAACAGCACTCATTACACACCTAGAGGGTCAAAGTGAAATGATGGTTGAGAGTAGATTGAATTGTAGCAATCCAAGAGAACTACCAGATAGAGAAGAAGTGCTACTGAATCTTGTATATGCAAAGGCATTTACAATCGGTTGGGATGCACACATAAACCCAAAGGTCGATTTTGACTTACATAAAAATGAAGATAGGATTTTTAAATACAAATGAATTTATCAAGTTATATTGATTGGTCTGATAACATAGTCAATAGTGCTATTAAGGATTTGACCATAACAAAAAAAGTTAACCGCTACACCAGAGCAGGGCAGTTAGGTAAATTCATCGTTTGCCCACATTGTAATCAGGGTAAAACGATATTCCACTTTAGTTGGTCAGCACTCAGTTGTCAAGAGTGTGGTGCTATGGTAGAAAAAAATCAATGGAGATTATTATGAACCAATTTGACAATTACGAACTAACAACTATAGATTATACACTTAAGTATTATCTTGAACATAATGAAATGCTTGACGATGAAGATGTTGAGTGGTGTAAATTAGTAAGAGAGAAAGTGGATAGTATCATAGTATCTCAAGCAAAATATGATATGGAGTGTGGATAATGTTAGTCAATGAATCAGGACTCATTTTTGATATAAAGAGAAATCCCAAGAGACATCTATGGGAGATTGAATATAACAAAGATAACACGATTAAATCAATCGTGCCATATGTGGCAATCAAAGAAGTGTCACAAGACATTGATATATGATTAAATCTTTGCTATAATAATAGTAATTACAGAATTATTATGACCCCCGAAGAAAAGTATCGTGACCTCTACGAACAAATGTATGAATTATGTGACCAACAGGGATGGGGTGATCCATTCTCTTATGCAAGGTCAAGAGAAATCTATATGGCAGGTTTACTTGGTCATAAAGTTGCAGATGACTATGCAGGGGAAGATGCAATAGATGAATTTGGTGGTTGCGAATACAAGTCAACCATAGGGAAGAGTGTCAATGGTACATACAATGGTATTAGTGTACAGGACACTTGGGAAGACCAATGTAGATACATCATAGAGGACAAAATTGGTAAGTATGAACATCATTACTATGCAAGATTCGATGGTGGTAGAGTTGCAGAGGTTTGGAAGTTAGACGCTAACAATGTATTAAAGATATTGTTACCTAAGATTAAGAAACAGTTTGATGAAGGAACATCACACAAGAAAGACCCTAGAATAGGTGTAAGTATTAGTACAAAACAAATCAAGGAATATGGTACAAGAATTAGATAGTGGTAAGTTAATGTATTCGGTGGGTAACAATGATGAGTGTTACACACCTGACTATGGTGTCAAACCTATACTGAAGTATATTCCAAAGGATGCTATAGTCTGGTGTCCTTTTGATACTATTGATAGTGAGTTTACTAAACAAATATCAAAACAAAATAAAGTTATTGCTACTCATATTAGTATGGGTATTGACTTCTTTGACTTTGAACCAGAATATTGGGATATAATAGTATCAAATCCACCATTCACTAACAAGAGAAAGTATTTTGAGAGAGCACTGTCATTCAATAAACCATTCGCATTGATAATGACTAACACTTGGTTAAATGACTCAGCACCTAAACAACTGTTTAAAGATAAAGATCTACAGTTACTGATGTTTGACAAGAGAATGAAGTTTGTTAGTCCTGATGGTAGAGCGAACGATAAGATAACATTCAGTAGTAGTTACTATTGCTATGATCTGTTACCAAAGCAGATTATAATGGAAGAGTTAGATGTGCCAGTAAAGAAAGCTACACAACGCTCCCCTAGTCAGGCAGTTTTGTCTCTATAATAGAGTATATAAACAAAGGAGACCAATGCTTACTATCGAAAAGAACAACACTTCAACACTAGAAGAAAGAGTAGCACAATGGGCAGAAGAGTTGGCATCTGCAGTAACAGAGAATTATAAAAAAGATTCAATCAGACTACACGAGAGTTCATTACGTGACGAAATGCACTACTCTCCATATCATGTTGATCAACTTGCAGAGATTGCTGCAGGAACAGCAAAGTTAAACAAGTTTGTAACATATACAGGACGTAAGTATATCAGAATTGTTATGCAAGAGTGGCAAGATGATTCAAAGTATGGTAGAATAGATCCAAGGGAAGCAGGATACTATGATAGTTCCATTCACGCTTTCATAGATAAAAAAACAGGTCAGGTTTATATGCCAGCAGGGTATAAAAAACCAACTCTTACAGGTAAATATCCAGTAAGATGGGACTTAAGAATCATCAAAGATCGTGAGTATGTTCTCAACCCAATCAATTGCTGTTGGGCAGGAGGATATCTATACGATAGATCACATCTACCTAGCAAATACATCTAATGCCAGTATACACAGATGAATAAAGTATTATTTGGGGATTGTAGAGATACACTCCCCACTATTGACGTGAAAGCACGCACTTGTATCACAAGTCCACCATACTACGGTCTAAGGGATTATGGAACTGCAACGTGGGTAGGTGGAGATCCCAATTGTGATCATAAAAGAAAAGGTAAACAAGGTTCAAATTGTATTACTGGACATAAAAATCATGATATAATGGGTGGAGTTGGAGATTACATATACAAAAAGGTATGTCCCAAGTGTGGTGCAGTGAGAGTTGATAGTCAAATTGGATTGGAAGAGACACCAGAAGAGTATATTGAAAATCTAGTTGATGTATTCAGATCAGTACGTGATGTATTAACTGATGATGGTACATTATGGGTAAATATAGGAGATAGTTACTATAACTATAGACCTGGTAAAGGACAAGGATTACCAAAACAAACTGTCTCAAGCACTAAACAAGACTTACCTGATAATTGTGCGAGACGTGGTAACAAACTAGATGGTCTCAAAGAGAAGGACTTGATAGGTATACCTTGGATGTTAGCATTTGCATTGAGAGCAGACGGATGGTATCTACGTCAGGATATTATATGGCATAAACCTAATCCTATGCCTGAGTCTGTAAAAGATAGATGTACAAAAGCACACGAATACTTATTTCTATTGTCAAAGAACAGGAGATACTATTATGACAACGAAGCAATCAAAGAACCAGTCAAGCAAGACTGGGGAACAAGAAACAGAGATCAAGGTAAGTACCACAACGAAGGAACAGGACTCCAACCGCATACAGGACTTACAAAATCATATACAACAAAGAATAAACGATCTGTCTGGAGTATAAGTAATAAACCATATAAGGGAGCACACTTTGCCTGTTTCCCTCCTGATCTCATTGAACCTTGTATACTAGCAGGAAGCGAGGAAGGAGATATAGTTCTCGATCCATTTATGGGATCAGGAACTACAGGGATGGTTGCTAAGAAAAACAATCGTAACTATATTGGTTGCGAATTGAATGAGGACTATGCCAGTTTACAAACTGACCGAATAGATAGCATACCAACCCCATTACCTGCTATAATATGGAAGTAATCATCACACCAGATCATTTAACTATGTCAAAGAGATACGAATCACCACTATCAAAGAACGAACTACGTTATTTAATGAGCTTGATGCAGAATGACACAGCAGAAGGCAAAGGTGCAACCTATGCCAAACTTGAAATATTATTATCACAACATGGACGCTAAACAACTCACAGCACGTGAAAAGCTTATTTTCATATCATCTTTCATCTATTTTCTACACTGGGGAACAGAACTATGTCTTGTCACATTACGTTTGGTGGGTATCGCAATCGCAAACGGATCGCTCGTCACGCTGTCGAATGGTTCATGGAACATCGTAAACTCAATCGCTTCAACACGTTTATCCATATTATAGACAGGAGAACGTGGCACGAGAAGGCAGATGGATTTTGTAACTCAATTGATACACTGTCACGTCCAAGATATTTTGAGATAGAATTAGATCAACGTATGAATCACGAACATTATTTAACGACTCTGTTTCACGAACTACGTCACGTGGAGCAGAGACTTCGTGGTATGCATAAACAAAGATATACATCAAGAGTCATTAACAGTTGGATGGGAACTGAAGTCAATATAGATACACCATATGAGCACGAACCTTGGGAGGTAGATGCACATACAATGGAAAGTGTGTTTCTAGAACAGTATAATGCAACGTTACATTAAGACAGAGACGTTTTATCTACGTCCTTGTGATAAAATAGTAAGTATGATAGAATCAGTAGGTGACGAGCAGGGATATGCTACGTCAGTTAAGGCAACCGTCACTGATTGGAATTTAGAAATACCTCAACTAGAAAATTACTTAAATGTCCTCTACCCGAAACATCAAGTCCAAGAACTCTGGGGATGTACATATCGGCAGGGAGAATTTGCTCAGACTCATAATCATAGTGGGTTTGATTTCTCTTTTGTTTGGTTTGTGGATACCTGTTCTCATTGCTCTCCGTTAGTTTTTCCTGATCCTGAGCATCCTTGGATGCCTCCTTTGGAAGTGCATAAACCAAAGAAGGGCAATCTTGTAGTCTTTGATGCACATGATATACACTATGTACCACCCCAATCGTGTAATCATAACAGAATTACAGTGTCAGGTAATATGTCACTAAATAACGAGGGTGAATACGACAACAGACAACCATGGGACTAAATCCAGACATACAAGAATACTTTGACTTTAAATACGTTGAGGGAGAACTACACGTATACATTCGTAAAGAGCTAGTAGATGAACTTGGATGGACAGATAAGGATCTCGATATGTCATTTGGTGGTATCAAACGTATGAACAGTTTTAAGGGAGCACATATATCAATACATCCAGTCAAAGGAGAATATAAGCATCCGTGGCACGCAGCAATAGATGAAGGTACAGTCAAGAAACCGTCACAAGGGGGTAGACAAAGAGATATGGATGCGTTATAATAATAGAGGGAAAACAACCAGACGAAACACTCTAGGTTTGTTTTCTCGCACCCTATAACCATCGTGAAGATCAATCCTAACTCAAATTCAATGATCACACCAAGCGTAAACGTCGGTTTAAGCAGCACACAGATCTCAACACAGATCAATCACATCAAAAAAGCACTTAAACAACCAGAACTGTATACCGACGAAGAGATACGTTATCTAAAACGTTCTCTTACCGAATTACGTGAGGAGAAAAGATCGTTAAATAAGGGATATGGGTTTGGTAATTAATGAAGGTTCCTTTTACTCACCGCCAACCAGTCATCTATGATGGTATGGAAGGTTGGATCAACTTTATCTCTACATCATATGTCACTATATGTGTAAGAGAGTGGGAGAGATCCAAAGAGGAACAGGAAGGTGCACGAAACCCGATGAGACAAGTTAATATAGTTGTAACACCTGATTATTGGCACACTATCACCCCCTTAGACAAATGACTACCAAGTCTCAAAAAAGAGTACAGTTCAGTGTACACAACAAGGACATCATAATCGACGTCAATACGAAACGAAGAGGAGCGTATTGGTCATTTGATGAAGTACCACAACGATACGGTCCTTTCAAGAACGAACGACAGGCAATCGAGGATGCTAAACTCTATAGCACCTATGGTACAACCAACAAAGTATTTCTAAAGGTAGGTAGTCGTGGAAGATAGACAACTAGAACGTAGAAGATCTTGTCTTTTGGCAATCTCCCATGATTTGAACAGGATAGATAGAGAGGTTTACGAGTTTTGTGAGGTCTTTTCTAGTTCCTCAGAAGATCTCGCAGACGCGACGGCAAATTTTTTACTGAATCTCCAAGGACTCTACCCAGAATCTAAACTCAATGGACGCGGAGTGGATTCAGATAATTCCGCAGTCAAATCATAGGTATTTCAGTATCACAGTATACCATTTACTCACAAATTTCCTACATCTCCGTACAGACTCAGAGAACGTGGAGAAATTCATAGGCATTTTCATAGTATTTTGGAAATGTTTAAAAAAATATAAGTGGGCGGTCAATCTAGTTGGAGTCAGTGGGTCTTAGCGGACGGACTACGAGATGTCAAGGAGATATGTGACAGTATTATAAGTGTCACAAAGGTTCTTGTATTTTCTCTCAGGATCCCTTATAATTAAGTGTAAGAAACCAATTTAACATGCCCGCAAAGAAACATACATTTGCTATAAAAGAACTCAGTTCTGCTATAGATCAAATAAACGTGCAGGGTTCCAAGGTTTTCATAAATTTCTCAGGAAATGAGAAAACCTATGAGTATGAATGGAAACCTGCAAACAAGAAACTTCTGTCAGCTCTCGAAGGTTTTATTAGAAACCCTGAAAGTTTTTCACTTGGACGTTTTTATAATGATTCACTCAAAAATGGTGATTTGATCCAGATTTCAGTATAGTACACACTTACTACAAAAGGTATCAAAAATGGCTAAATCTTACAGTTCTCGCAAAAGTGGCAGCTTTTCACAAAAAAAGAAGAAACTGGCAGAAATTGAAGAATTAGAAGAAAGTGGACTATTAGACATGTTATCTAATAGACAGAGATTATTCTCAAAAGAAGTAGAAACGTATCATGATTAATGATTACATAGACTCATATGAGACACATAAGACATTAGAGTCAGCTGTTGCATTGTGTCAGTTCCTATTAGATACGGATCAGGTACTTCCCCAATATGAAACCCTCTGCACCTATTTGATGCTAGAGGGTTGTTTATATGATGTTGGAGCGTGGGACGCTTACATGGAATTAGAGTCCTAGGAGCATACAACTTGCCAGTCGATCTTTTTCTCTGAGTTGGCGATATCGAAACAGATCTCGCACATACAATCAACTTTAGGAAATGCATCTCGCCAGCTGTAATTCTCCTCTATGGGTGCGTCCCAGTAATAATAGAGGTCGGGTTGATGTGAATCTCTGTCTAGGTCCTGATAGGTTTCTAACAGGTCGTCATAGTGGGAATCGTCAAAATTCCCACACACGTCACAATATGCCATTACTCTGGATCCTCCTCTACTTCGCCTGTGGTTTCCCAACCGTTTGACAATTCTTCGCCAGTTTCAGTGATTACATAGTAGTGACCAAAACTTTCCTGTAGTCTTGCTTCAGCGTCTTCAAGTGAGTCTGCTTCCACGTGAATCCAACCTGTTTTTTGAACAGTAAAACTATATTCTTTCATTACCAATCCCCATTTTTATCAGTGTAGCAATCTTCGTTCCAGTGTTCCGTAGGTTCTAGAACTCCGATATATTGCATCAACTCGTCATAGGTTTGCATACCTGAGCGAGTCATAGTCCCGCAAGTATACTCCCAACCTAGGTCTGTGAGTTTGTCTAGGATTATTCCTAGGTTTAATTTCTTTTGAGTTTTCACAGTTGGTTCTCCCATACTCTAAGTTTAAAACGTTTAACCGCTTCGTTAAGTCTTTTAATGTCCCCATCGCATACAGCGGGTTCATCTGGTTCGCCAATAAAACAAAATGTTTTACTGATATCATTAATGAGATCTAGGTACGCTAGTTCGTTAGGTGTGTAGTCGTCCATTATTGGCACCTCCCCTCAAAGATTTGATTTGCTTTTCTATCAAGTGCTATTTGAACACCGAGATGATCTTCGATAAGAGCGAACATATCAGGTGTAAGTTTGTTTGCTTCGCAGAATTCTGCTACCGCTTGCTCGAAACAATCTTCGAGTATAGATTCGTGATGTAAGACTGACATTTGAATGTTTGTTTGTTACTCCTTAATTGTAAACGATAGAGAGGGGAATTTAAACCCCTCTTGTGCCAGTTTGTCAACTGGCATCTGCTGTCTCTACATCTGGAATAATGACTGGCGAAAGTGTCGTTGACGTGCAGTTATACTCATCGTCGTATGTCTTTTTGTATGCATAGCAATTCCAAGTATTCATAAACCATAGGTAAAGAAACTCTTCACCGCAATCATGATCCGCTACCTCTGTTAAGGTTTGGTGATGGATCGGTGGACAGTCTTCACCACGCTCTGAATAATATGTGGGAGCTGGATCCCTTTTAATAAACTCTTGTTTCTCATAGTCAAATTCGTTATCAGAATAACATGATGACATATCGCCACCGTCTATGAGTTCACGAACCGCTTCATCCGTGTTGTAATGTTTGTTTAGGATCACACCCAACCACTCTGGGTACCCATCCCAATGATGATATACGCTAACAATGGAATCATCGGATAATACATAACCAATTCTTGAACGAGTTGCCATAAGATTTAATCTCTGGTTTGTTTACTTTTATATTATAGACCCTAGAGTTACGATTTCTAGGGTCTTTTGGACAGTTTGTAAATTGTCTACACATTGGACTTTTTAAAATCACATTTCATGTAGTCTTGGACTTCATCAATAACTTCACCGAAGTAATCACCCCAGTAGTTTTCTGCTTCCTCTAAGAAGTCATGCTCACCTTGTTTGTCAAAATAGGTGAACAGATCATCTTGGACGTACTCAGCGAGTTGTTCGGTAGTCATATTATCGACCATCCTCTCTGCTAAGAATGCCTTGAGTTCAGTTAGTAATTCACGATCCATTTATAGATACCCCGCAATTTCGCATCCTGGTTCATCATAGAACCATGATATACTTAGATCGTCGAACTGTTCACGGATCGCTGAACAGATTTCCTCAGGTGGAGACCAAGCAGTCTCGAATGTGACTTGAAATCCGTGTGGCATGTCTGTGTCGTCGATCTCTAAAGAATAGCAATCCCACTTAGTCCCCCAGTTTTGGACTCGCCAGTTATACCACCTGTCGTCGTGTTTATCGGTGGACTTGAAACGCAATCCATTTCTAAATGGTTTGTCTTCGTCAATTAGCATTACAGGTTTTTCACCTATTTCACCTCGTGGTTTATCCCACGAGTATTCTTGGACAGTCTCGGAAGTCAAGGGTATTTCTTCCCAGTTTGGTTCGGGGACGAATGATCCAAACACTGTGTCGGTTGGTTCGGTGTTGTCGTCAGTCTCGATCCCTTTCATAAAGATTTTATGAAGTTTTAGGATCGCTGTAGTATCATCTGAGTAAAATTCTACTCTGTTATGGCAATGATTTGGCATTAACCCACCCCCTGTAAATCGTAATTGCATCTGGACACAATAAAAGCGTCATCAACTGTTGTTATGTTTTGTGGATCAATGTGTTTGAAATACTTGTTGATGTGCCTACTGGTTGTTGAACTGTACCATGTAGATGTTTTGAAGTGTCCAACACCTGATGCGAAACCTGCTACAGGTGTCTCATATGAAAAGAAAATGGAATCACCATTATTAAGACTGAGTTCTGTTTGGTTAGAACCTAGTTGTCTGAGAATCATTTTGAAATGTCCTTTGTTTGGTTATACTTTATTATAAGGCATGGATCACGAAAATCCATGCCTGAGTGTGCCACTTTTTTAATTGGTCAAGGCAGCTGCCTAGGCATAGACTTCCTTTTCTTCAAGGTAATCAAAGGGGTTGTATTTGCCATCATAAACGTTGTTCATGATGTCGCGGACTCTCTCACGGTCTAGAGAATCACCATCTCCCCACGTGAAAACCTCGCTGTCATAATGTGCTATCGCGTCAAGGTATAAACATGTCGCATATGCAACTTGTTCCTTTGTGCGTCCTTGGTCATACAATCCACCTGATCCATAAAAGGATAAGCAGTAATTAATGAAGTCTGTAAAGGATGTGTTCATAAGTCAAAGATTTTTAAAAACGTTAGATAAAAGATGTAAATCATCTCGGTTAGTCTGCGGGTCATTTGAATACCAAATTTGGAAGCGTTACCGCTGTATACATTATAGCATCTTGACGAAACGCTTTCTTGTAGATATCGCCCACTTTTAAAAGTGTCGCTACAATAGCGGGTGAGTCAGTATTAACAGAAATAACCTTGCTAGACTCTACGGTGCCTTTGTAAATGCCTTGGCAATCTTGAATAGTTGCATATTCAAGCATTGTACATACGGTATCATTTACGAATGCGTCCCACATTTGTGTGGTAACTGTGCCTTCTGTGCCGATGTTTAGTCCTAGGGTGATGCTATGAGTTTGCATAAAGCAGTAATCTTCAGTACCTCTTAATTGTAATGCATAGGTCCTACGTTTTAAACAACTAGTGTGCCAGTAATATTAGTGGCACAATAGGCATTTCATTCTATATGCCTATGCCTTATAATACATGGTATAGACAACAAACAAGGTTTTAAAACTTATGTTCAACGACAAACTACAACCACTCTACAACGGTAAAGTGTTAGTCAATCAATCAGCAATGGACAATCCAATAGTCCAGTCTGCATTACTCGAAATGTCAAAGCGTAACTTTGAACCACAGCGTATTAATAAGTACGGTGTATGGTACATTAGCGACAGACACTAATGTTACGAAATATATCCATTTACAAACAATCACTTATTAACAGTATCGACTCTGTTATAATAAGTATATACAAATCATTCAGACCTCAAAGCATTATGACTACTTGGGCAATTCAACCTTCACACTACGGAAACGAAGTCAAGATATGGGCAGACGTATTCCACAATGACCACTTCGCAGACGCAAAGCGTCACGCAGAGAGACAGGCAGAATTGCTTGGCGAACCTGTTACCATCTGGAAAGTCGGTAGCATCTCAGAATTCAAATGGATGGAGGTTAAGTAAATGCCTAGAGCAGACGGAACACAGTGGGAAAGAACACTCACAATGAACGAGGGCGAGGAATCCGCTCTCGTCACTATGGCAAGGTTTTTTATAGACAATGGGTGGATAGATGACGACACACAGGCAGACTTCGACACACTCATTGAGAAGATATGCGAACCCGCACCTTGGGACTATGCAATCGACGATCCGAGGTGGAAATAATGACGGATCAACAATCACTAGAAGCAGATGCAGACGCAGTTATGGATCAACTCATAATGCAAGAAAGCAGACATATGCAAATGGGTGCGTTAGTTGAACATCAACTTCATTATCCAGACATGACAATTAGAGACTTTTTCACAATGGTAGCAAGAGAGTTACATGAGCAAGAGGAAGAGTTAGGGTATTATGACTAATTGTTTCAATTTGCAGATATATCCACACCTAGCACACACAATCCTTTATAATAAGGATATACACAAAACATTTACATCAAATTAGATTATGTTCGAGAAATTCGTTGAAGTTCCAAACACAAACATACAGGAACCAGTCCTTGCTAGTCAGTTCGCTGATGAACTATGCTTAAGCATCTCAGAGGATTATGGATATGCAGAAGTCGTATCCTATGCCCTAAACGGAACTAGGGTAGTTTACGGATCATACGGAGATCCAAAACTAGTTGGCATCTACAACTAGGGGGGGGGTTATATGAGTTACTTTAAGCACGTACAACTTCACAACTACGACCTAACAGATAAGGACATCTCACAGGCGTGTTATGATGAAATGAAAGCAGAGGGTTATGATCTCGTCATCACAGAGAAAGAGATGAGAGTCCTAGCAGATCACAGACGCGAAGAGTTTAAGGACTGGATGCGTCCTCTCTTCGCATAGGGGGGGTTATATGGATACTACTCTATACAGAGACATAGTATATACTGAGTATATGCTAGAACATGATCTGACGTGGGAGCAGATGATGGAAAAAACACATACAGATGAGATGCTCAAGCGTGTAGCGTATATGGAATGGCAAGACGAACAGCGTACAGCATGGATGAGTGGAGAATCACCTGAGTACGTAGTCCCAGAGGATTGTCCCTTTTAGTGAACGTGGCAGTGTGTAGGCATGGGTGAGCAACGCATTTGTGGAAGCATTACCACAGTTAATGGTCTTAGTCTCTTTAAGTCGAACCTCTACCGCACCACCACACAGAGAAAGAACAGACTAAGGGCAGTAAAATGCCCTTTTTTTGTATGGTAAAGCGTCGCCAAGCGATGGGACTCCTAACCATTCTCTAACCTACAAAAGTATCCAGACGACAGATAAATATATTTGAAAATGGATATTTGAAAACCTCAAATCTAAAAAAATTTTCCTGGTAAAAAAACATGAAAAAAGTCGCACACCAATTCTTTGAAGATGACGGACTAGATTACGAAGATATGCTAAGTAACTTCGATGACTTCTGTGATCAGTTCGAGAAGAGGGCATCTGAATCATATAATGGAGGTGATCCCAACAATGGAAGAGTTATCAAAGAAATTGAACGAGTTGGAGGAGACACTCCTATGGCAGTCCGAGAAATTAAACACCCTAGAGAGGACTTTGGAGAGATTGGCAAACCCATCATTGATGTACAAGCGACCAACGAGTGAGGATTACGAGACTGTCGCTCAGACACTCGACTATCTTCACAATAATGTCGAAGGTATCAAAAAAGATCTAATAAACGTAGCGAGGGCAGTTTAATGTCACATTACACAATAGGTTATCACGACCAACAAAGACATCACTTTGAAATCTGCGAGTATGCAGATAACACATTTGATGCAATTCAACATGCTAAGGAAGATGTTCCTTTTCTGAAAGATCATCCTCAGTATATTGATGAAGTACTATTAGAAAACACATGACTTTCAAAGCACCAGACAAATTACCTTATGATGCATGGTTTGATGAAAATCCTCTGAAGGATTCAAAATATATCGACACACCTACATATGCATCTAGCGATATATCGGTACATCAACAGATGTATGAATTTTGTACTAGAATGTTAGCAAAGATTGGTGGATCTGAAAATGCTTATTGATTTAGATAAGAAAGAACTTGAAGTTATTGTACAACAGTTGTGGAAGTCTCGAAAGTCTGAAGCAAATGTCAAAGAGGTATACGAGAAGATGGAAGTATATCTAAATATCTGTAACTGTCAACAGCAACAATAATGGCATTTAACTTAGCAGGTCCTGAGACTCAAGACTTTGAATCTTCTAATGGAGGTTGTGTGTATCCTAAGAAACCATTAGGACAGACTCCTTTCATATCTCCTGTAATTAGAGGTCCAGACAATCAACCATTACAGTATTATACTGCATCAAAAGGTATACCCGATGCAGTACCTGGCACTGGTGCACCTGGTTGTCAGAGTCCACAACCTAGAACTATGGTAGTTCAGAATAATACTGGAGTTTATTTTGATAAGGATTTACCAGCAATTAACAATGGTCAGTGTTTTACACAAGTAGCAGGAGTAAATAGAGCGTTGACAGGACCTTATCAACATGCTAAAATAATTATTGGAGGAGGCGGTCCTCCTAGTACTTAACTTAAACATTTTATGGCGAAGGCAAAAGGTGGATATGGAATTGCTGATTCTATAGAGTCAACACCAAAGAAAACAAGACAAGGTACAGGATCACATACTAAGTATTCTGCGACTAGTCGAAATAAAGCAAGGAAAAGATATAGAGGACAAGGAAAGTGACTGAGAACTATATTACGAAAGTGAAGAATCAATTCAAGTCATCCACATATTACGTATTCTGGGGTACTGCTACTTTTGTAGTAGTTGCAGGACAGATTTATGTTGGGACAGGATATCGTCAGATGTCTAAATCACTAGATGCATGGTTTGACAAGACTATCAGCATTATGATACAGAAAAGGTTAATGCAGCAACCTCCAAGAAGTGTGGGTCCTTATGAAGATAATAGGATGCCTGTAATACAATGAACTGTTGGCACTGTGGAACTGAGTTGATATGGGGTGGGGATAACTCCATGGATGAGTTGAATGATAACGAGGAGTCTGAGTATGACTTCTGGTCTAACTTCACTTGTCCAAAATGTCAAGCGTACGTTGAGGTATTTCATCATAAATGAATCTGATTTGTAATTTGCCTTCTGAGAAGGTGTGGGTACGTAAAGAATATTTGACTGACCATCAAAGTGGATTTGGTGAGTTTGTCGAGGGCGTCTGGGTTGCTTGTAAGAGTATACCTGGTCGTGCTTTTTATTTTGAGACGTATTTACCTGAGTATGGTGCGTTGTATGATAAGTTGCCGATAAGTGCCTTTCTCCGAGCACCGAAAACGCCGACGCCCGATATGAGTCTAGAGAATCTGCAATTTTGGAATTGTATGGATTATGGGGTGATGGCAATTAATAAAGGTTTTATATCTTCTATGGATGCGGAGATACGGACAAGAGACCATGGTCTGATGAAAGGGCAATATATCTTTACTATTGATAACTACCATGCGAACCCTGATGTGATAGATAATAATGTAAGCGAAGTGCCACAAGAGCATAAGAGTCATAATTGTATCCAACTAGAGAATGGACAGTATGCGTTGTATCCTAATAATAGGATGCGTTTGTATGACCTCTCTATCACTCCTCAAGAACCGAAGACACCAGACTTTAAGGTTTCTACCATAGAGTATCAAGTCGAGAACGGGACTGAGTGGGGGCGGTTAGGAGATACCGATGATTATTTCTGGGAAACACCTAAGGAGAAAACAAATGGTAATTAAAGTAGACAAAAGTGAGGAATTTGTAAAGAGTGGTAAGAAACTCATCTCTGAGTACGATGCACTACCTCTAACAGATAAACTCGAAAAGAATGATGATAGAGAATTGTTTGAGATGAAGAGAAAGAAGGAATTCCTTGACGAATGCACTAAGTTCAGAAAAGGTGGATAAATAAAAGCAGCCCATGCTGTCTATAAATGCCGACTCAGTTTGAGACCTTCAAAGATTTGAGTATTACATTCAAAAAACATCCTGTTACTGACGATTTAGTAACGGTGAAGGATAAGTCTGCAATTGCACAGTCTATAACAAACTTACTAATGACAAGAAAGGGTGAGAGACCCTTTCAACCTACACTAGGATCTGGTTTAGATAACATATTATTTGAACCATTAGATTATGGTTCTGCTGCATTGATAAAACAAGAAATATCTCAATGCATTAGTAGGTATGAACCAAGAATAAGAGTACAAAGAATTTATTGTAACGTTGATTTTGATAACAATGGTTACAATGTTGAAATGCAGTACAAAATTGTAGGTAGAGACGACAGACCAGTGGCGGTAGACTTCTTTCTAGAGCGTACAAGATAATGCCATACACTCAGGTATCCAATTTAGATTTTGAACAGATAAAAGTTTCTCTCAAAGAGTATATGAGATCGCAGTCAGATTTTACTGACTATGATTTTGAGGGTAGTGCATTAGCAACTATAATTGACACACTCGCTTATAACACTTACTACACAGCGTTCAATACCAATATGGTAGTCAATGAGATGTTCATTGATTCAGCAACGTTGAGAGACAATGTAGTAGCGATAGCAAAGCAGTTGGGATATAGACCTAAGTCAGCAACATCACCTACAGCATATGTTTCTTTCAATATTAACTATACTAATGCAACAACTGACACTGAGTTAATATTACAGGCAGGAACTGGTTTTGTTTCTTCATATGATAATAACATCTATTCTTATATCACAACTAATGATGTTACAGGACAAGTTGCAAATAATGTTGCTACATTTACTGATGTTCCTATTAGAGAAGGTACACTTCTTACTAATACATTTACTGTTAACAGTGCTATTAAGAGTCAAAGATTTATTTTAGATAATCAAGATATTGATACTAATACAATTAGAGTACAGGTATATCCTGGCGGTGGTTCATTTAATGAAGAGTATAAAGTTGCTGATAACATTTTAGGTGTTGATGGTAACTCAAAAGTATTCTTTGTAGATGAGATTGAAGACCAAAGATATGAGATACTACTAGGAGATGGTGTATTAGGTAAGCAAGTTGATAACAATTCACGTATTGAAGTATCATATGTTACAACCTCAGGTGCTGAAAGCAATGGAGTTAAGACATTTGTCTTTACTGGTGTTGTACAAAATCCAAATGGTGTGAGTCCTAACGCTTTTACCACTACAATTACATCAAGCACTGCTTCTTCGGGTGGTGAAGCAGTAGAAAGCACTTCTAAGATAAAATATACTGCTCCTAAGGCATATGGAACACAAGACCGTGCAGTGACCGCACAGGACTACGAAGCAATTGTAAGAAAAGTATATCCAGCAACAAGTGATATCATAATATTTGGTGGAGAAGATCAGGATCCTCCACAATATGGAAAAGTATTCATTGTATTGAAACCAAATGACGCAAGTTACCTTACATCATTAACCAAATCACAAATTATTGATGATCTTAAGAAGTATGTTGTTGCATCTGTAGAACCAGAGATTGTAGATCCATCTATTTTGTATGTTGAGATGACCAGTAAGATCTTCTACAACAGTGGTGTGACAGATCAGAGACCATCACAAGTTAGAGATAAGGTAATTTCTAGTGTACAGTCTTATCTTGATACAAGTGATACTGAAAAGTTTAATGGTAAGTTTAGGTATAGTAAGATGGTAGGTGTGATAGACGATGCTGATGTTAGTATCAATTCTAATCTCACCAGTGTCATGATGAGAAAGGACTTCTATCCACAGTTAAATTCTACATTTTATTACGAAGTATGTTTCCAAAATGCCTTTGATGAGGACTGTGATGATCCTGTATTGTCATCTACTGGTTTTAGGGTAACTGAGTATCCTAATTTTGACGTTTATGTAGAAGATAGAGATAAGAAAATCGTCCTATATAGACTAGATAATGTAACTGGTGAGAAGGTTGTCCTTGACAGCGATATCGGTGACATTGATTATGTAAAAGGTGAGTTGAAGATGTATGCTTTAACAATTATTAAAGGTAGTTTCTTTGATAATCGTATTTCACTAAGAGTAAAACCACTATCAAACGACATCAAGGCAATGCGTGAAGTTTACCTTGACGTTGATGTTCCAAATTCATCCTTCACTGCATATAAAGAGTAAGTAAATGGTTGCTGTAAAAACAAAGAGAATATCTACTCTGATAGAGACACAGCTTCCTGAGTTCATTAGTACAGAATACGAACTTTTTAGTAAGTTTGTAACAAAGTATTATGAAGCACAGGAGGTGCAGGGTGGTACTTTAGATATTATCAACAATATTCAAAAATATGCGGACATTGACTATTATGAAAAGAACTTACTTAGACAGCATGATACTTTGGATGTTAGTATCACTAATACTAGCGACACAATTGTATTACAAGATGCAACGAGTTTTCCAGAGAAAGACGGATATATTAGAATAGATGACGAGATAATATTTTACGCAACTAGAACAGATACCACATTACAAGGTTGTTCTAGAGGTGTTAGTGGTAATACAAAAATTGGTGATCTATACAGTAAAAGTAATTTTGTAAGTACAACTGCTGCAGCACATAATTCTGGTCAAACAGTTTATAATATTAGTAATCTTTTTCTCTATGCATTAGTTAAGAATTTTGAGAAGCAGTATCTAGGTTCATTTCCTGAGAAATATCTTAGAGGTAGTGTTGATAAAAGAACCTTAATAAAGAACATACAGAATTTCTATAAAGCAAAGGGAACTGATAGTTCTGTTAAGTTTGTTTTTAATAGTATTATTGATAAGGACTTTGATCCTCTTGATCGTACTAACTTAGCACAGTTTGAGTGGTTTATAAAATCTGAGTTTGATAACATTGCTATAGATGTTACAAGTCCAAATGGTCAATTCTTAGTTGGTGATGTAATCAAAACTACTACTGCTAGTGGTGAGATTGCTAAGATTGTTAGAAATGATCAAAATGTAATTACAAGAGTATATCTAAGACAAGTATCCAGTACTTTTTCTCTTGGAGATAGTGTTACTGGTACTACAGGATCAACATTTACTGCTAGTACAGTATATACATTCCCTAATGGTATTTTCTATATTAACTTTGGTAAGTTACCACAATTATTTGGAGATTTTGAGTATGGCAAATATTATTTTGCACCAGAAGGAATAAGGATCTTTCAAAACTGGCAAATTATATGGAATCAATCTGACCCTTCTAACTTACCGATGCCTATCCATCCAGATGGTCATCCTATGAAGTTTAGTACCACTAGAGAAGGTACATTACTTGGTGGTCAGTTATATTACAATAGCAAACCTGTTCTTGGTGTTAAGACAAACTATGATAATGAGTTCCAACCAGAATTCATGATGAATGTTGATGAGTCTAACAAAATTTATTATTATTGTGCTTATCATCGTTATATGTCAGGTCTTGACGGTGATGAAGGTTACATGGAGTTGGTTGCTAATACAAGACCAAGAAAAATTGTACAACCTGAGGTATACAAACCAAGAGACTTTACATATAAAGCATCTAATGCAGATTGGATAAATGTATATGCACTCAAGTGTAAAGTCTTATCTGGTGATGTAAAAAGTTTAGTAGGAAAGAAAATAGTTCAACCTGATACAGAAGAGTATGACTATGCAGATGCTGTTGTAGACAATGTATATGCAGATGGAACTAGAGATGATGAGGTAATCTATAACATAGTTTTAGCACCAGAGACAGTTAATGGTGTATTTGGTGTCTCAACTAAGACTCAACTTGAGAAAGTATTAACAGGCACTAAGTCTAAAGGAGATAGGATTGATGTATTCTCTACTACTGGTTGGGATAATACAGGATCAGTATTGATTGGTAATGAGACAATTACATTTAGTGATAAGACTGTGGGTCAATTTATTATTGATAATAGATTAGCACAGACTGCTGTACAGCATGATGTTGGTACACCAGTATACAAACCAGTGACCATCAGTGGTTCTGGTGTCACATTGTTGACAATGGGTATTGTATATAATTTACAACCATCAGATTCACATCCATACTCTGCTATAGGAGATAAGATACAAGTATCAAATCCTGGTTTTGAAACTTCTGATTCTAAAATTGTAAATGTAGGTACAAACCAGACTAGATGGATACTAGGAACTGGTGCTGCAGTTAATGTTCCCACATTACCAGCAGTCTCTACATCATTAGATCAAGTATCAACAAATGTATCTGCTATACTTGCTGACGATCAGTATTATTATATTGCTAGTTCTAGTTTCCCATCACATAAAATTTTAGATGGTTCTGTTGTCAATCAAACAGTATTAGATCAGAAACTTCTTCGTATTATTAGAAAGCAAG